ATTACCGGCTTGCAATTCGGTAAACAGTTGTAGAAACAGGCTTTTGTCACCTGATAATGTTCTGTATGCTTTCAAAAATTCTACCGGATTTTCTATATTGTTTAATTCTTCAAAATTCCCTTTTAAAACCTTATCTGCACATATAATATCTTTATGTTCTCTGTCCTCATTTTTAACAGCGGTTTTTTCATCTTTACCTTTACCTGAAAATAATTTGCTCAAAATACTTAATTCAGATTCTTGTATAATACCATCACCGTTATCAACAAATGAAAAAATTGTATTTAAATAGTTATTATCTGTTTTCAAGTTCCATTTGGAATTTACATGCAAGTGTAAATTTTTAACTTTATTATTATTGTCGTAATAAAAGAAATCCATAATTACATCCTCTCTTTATATTGTTAATTACGGCACAATTTTTAAAAACTTTAATATTTTTCAGATAATTTTACAATTTGTTACAAAAATAGTAAAAACTGTTTTTTAATTACGTTTGAATTAAAAATACAAGTTTAATAAGTACATTATTACAAACAAAAAAGGAGGATAAAATATGCCAAATGGTAAATATAAAAACATGGAGGAATTCAACAAATACATACATAATCAAACTGTTAAATATCAAAGGCTGTATGGTTTTGAGATGGGAACAGGAGAACATGCAACTTGGAATAATGAGGCAGATGCGTTTAATCAATAGTCATAGAAATCCGATGTAAATCATAACCGATTGCCAAATAAACAAGAAAAACTATAAAAGATGTGATAAGGCAAGCTTTTGTAAATATTTCATTTGCCTTTGGATTTTTAATTTCTATATTTTTAATTTTGTATGTCTTTTTTTCAATTAAAAAAGCTATTAAGCAGATACATAGTAAAAAAAATAAAATAGTAAGATAAAAAAACATTGAGATATATCTGTATGTATATGATTCATTATGAATGTAGGGAATAAATATAGTCAGTCCTAAAATAAAGCATATATTATACATAGTTAAAGATTTATATTTGTTAATTAATAAAAATTTCATAGACAAATATTAGCATGAATGTAAGGAGGTAACAATATGAGTGACAAATATATTAACAGAGAAGAATTTAACAAATACATACATAATCAAACTGTTAAATATCAAAAACAATATGGTTTTGAGATGGGAACAGGCGAACATGCAACTTGGAATAATTAGGCAGATGCATTTAAACATGCATATATGCAAGCTGTTTTATCAATAGATTATGGTGATATGGTGTCTACTGTTGCAGGTTATAAACATGAAATAGAAGGCAAAGAGACTATTCGTGGTGAGCGAAATATGGACTTGTGGAACAATAAAATCGGACGTGAAGTTGTTCAGGATATGAAACGAGAAAGTGGTGAGAGTTGGAAATACTTGACAGAAGAAATGAAAAAGGATATTGCCGCAAAAAGAATTATTCATCTTATGCGTGAGGGGGAATTAATAACTCATCCCTCAGACCCCAGAAGCTTTTGGAATATGGATTTGGAGAGAACAAAAGAAAAAGACAAAGTATTTTATAAAGGAGAATATGATACTTTGGATGAGGCTATGCAAGATAGAATGCTCAAACAATATTCAAAGCAATTGGTTGATAATAATTGGGAAATGCCTGAAAAAACTGAACTTAATAAGCGTGTAATTACAGGGGAGCTTATCTATATAAACAACTACACAAAAGCTGACGGGACAAAAGTTAACGGATATTACAGGCGCAGACCATATTATGCGGGTAAAAAATAAACGAAAGGAAATTTTATGACTGAAAATCTAATTACACAAGAAAAACACAATTTAACTGCAGAAGCTTCAATGCCGAAGGATTTCGACAACATTGAAGATAATGCAAATGACACTGAAACGATTGATTCAAAACAATCTCAAGGACAATCTGAGAAATCAGACCCCAAAGAAAACTTAATTCTCGGCAAATTCAAGTCTGTTGAGGAATTATCAAAAGCTTATACCGAGCTTCAAAAACATCAGGGCAAAAATTCAGAAGAATTGGGTTCTTTAAGAAAAGAGCTCTCCAATTTTGAAGAATTAAAAAACGCAACGGATTATGTTCAAAACTATCAAAATTCCATTATTCCTGTTATCAAACGTGACAAGGAAGCATATCCGGAGTATTTTGAGAATCCTGTTTTTAAGGAAATGTATTCTGAAGCACTTATGGCTTACGGCGACAATCTGGACACAGACCGCATGATAAACCTTTTGGAGCTCTTTGTGAAAGACAGAATAAGCGCTTACGATAAACAAAAATCTGCCGAAAATGAAACACAGCAGGTTATTAATTCAATGTCTTATTCAAAAAATCTGAAAAACTCCATTTCAAATCCCAAAAAGACTCTTAGCGAAATGTCTGAGAACGAATTTAGAGAATCAATCAGAAAGTTAATTTAAAAGAAAGGAAAATAAAAAATGACAACAACAAAACAAAGAATTATCAGTGCTTTTTCAGAAGCATTCAATAAGTATTTTTATGATGAATTAGTTATTGGTAAATTGGCTCATCATGAACTAAAAGACCATGTAAAAAAAGGCGATGAAGTTGATATTACAATGCCGGGAATCGTACAGCTTTTTGATTATGACGGCGGAGATTTGCCAACAGCAGAATCTGCTACCGTTTCTTCATGCAAAGTTAAAATCGACAAAGGAAAAGCTTTTCACTTTGAACTTTCCGAAATGGAAGAAGCAATGCTCAGACAGGCAAATGAAACTGAAGATGTTGTAAATATTGCCAAAGATTATACAGATGATGCCATAAAGCAATTCGCGGCAGCAGTAGATGCTTCTTACGCTAATCTTTATACAAGAGCAGGTCATTATCTCGACAACAGCGGAAGCGCTATTTCTCTTACTGCGCAAACTGCAAAAGATATTTTTGCATATATGCAGGCAAAATTCCAAAGAGGTGACGGCAAAGGTCATACTAACTGGATTGATGGTTCAATGTTATGTATAATCCCGCCTGAATATCAGTTCTATCTCGGAAAATTAGATGAACTTAAATATACGGAAAAAGGCGCAGATGAAATCAGAAAAGGCTATATCGGAACCCTTTGCGGCTGGGATATTCTCGTTTCTAACAATATTGCACAACCTGAAAGCGGTGTATTCTATCCTCTATTCGGAGTCAAAGGTAAAACACTTGCCGGCGGCGTTTCTTCTGATTTGAATACAACTTTCTACACACCTGAAAAGAATTTCAACACTTGTTACAAAGGTTACGGTTTATACGGTGTTGGCGCACCTCGTGCTGACTTACTCGGTACAGTTAAAGTAAGTGCATCTTTATCATTAAGCTAAATTAAATAACAAAGTTTTTTAGAGTTGAAATTATTAAAAAGAAAGGAAAATTTAAAAATGACAAGAGATATTATTAATGTACAATATCCGACTCTTGACCATTCAGAGTCCGTTGCAAATATCGGTATTACCAAAAAGGCAGTTACTGTCGCTAATGGAATCAACGTTGCTGATGCATTTTCTAACAAAAACAATTCATTATTTATAATGGTTGAAAATAGCGGTGGTGCAAGTTCAGTAATGACAGTAAAAGCAGGCGATACATATCCTAATTCTATGTTAGGTAATATAAATATAGAAATACCTACCGGCGTTTCGGCTATTCAGGTTCAAGATTTATCAAGATTTGAAAAATCAGACGGTTCAATTGACTTGGATTTTGCAACCGGTTTTAGCGGATATATTTATGCAATTGCTAAATGGGCAGGAGTACAGCCTGTTGCTGAATAACAGCGTATTTAACATGTTAACGGAAGCGGTTAAAACCCGCTTCCGTTACATAAAATTTTCATAAAAGGAGAAAATATGTACAAAATCATGTATATACCGACAGGACATGTGTTTCTACTGCCTGAAAATACAGCGAAAGAATTAAAATCTAAATTCCCAACAGAATACAAAATTATTGAAAAAAACGGAAAAAAATTTAATGATAAAATTCCACAAAAAAAATCTGCTGATCAAAAATCAATATATTCGCTTGTTGTGGAAGAATAAAGTAATTAATATAAGGAGGTTTTATGGCATTAACTTTATTAGATTTATATAATACAGCCGCTTCACAGGAATGGGCTATGTACGATGCCGATGCAGCAACGACTTCTGAAATGGAAGATTCTTTAGTATTAGCAATTAATAAAGCTATTTTGGAAATATATTCATCATATAATTTCCCGTTTAGAGAAAGGACTCATTTAATCCTGACAATACCTCATATTAATGAATATGATGCACCGAACGGGATTATTAAAAGCCATACATTAGGGAAATATACCGTAAAATGTAATTCAAAGGTTTTAAAATATATAGAAAATCCTTATGAATTAGATTTATGCTGCGGAATCCCAAATAGTTTTTATATAAAAAATGACAAAATTGTTCTATATCCAACACCATGCGAAAAATATCTGGTAACTGTAGACTACTATACGCTGGCAATAGGTGAAACTTCCGGCGGTGAAGAAATATATGCACTTAAAAATGCAAACGATATTCTCACGATTCCGGTATATCTGGAAGAACTGGTAAAAGAAGCTATTATAACCAGAACTATGCTGAATTCTATTGCTTCTGAAAGTGATGAAAACTTTTCAGCATATAAAAAACAGGCAGATAAAGCATATAAGTTATTAATAAAATATTCAAAGGGGGTGGGGCCTGATAAAAAAGTCCTAATATAAATTTTACATGAGTTATGTTCTTTTTATTACCCAAAAGAAAAAACCCTCAGAAGAGGGTTAAAATTTGTGTAAGATGTAAGATAGTTAAAATAAGAGATATGTGTAGGGGAATTATTATTTCGTGTTTATGGTTTTGTTATTATCCGATTGTCGTGTAGGTCTGGTAGATTCTCTTTGAGGATTGCCCGTAGGTTTTATTTTAACTTGTAGCCTTTAGACCGATGCAATCCGACCATTTATCCGATTGTCGTGTAGGTCTGGTAGTTTCACTTTGAGGATTGCTTGTAGTTGTTATTTGAGCTTGTAGTCTTTAGACCGATGCAATCCGACCACTACCTACGTACGTAGTACTAAGCTATGAAGTTGTTGCCGAATCTGTTTGCTCCGTAGAAGAATGATTCTCTCATTACCTGTTGGAGTGTTCTTTTACGGTTAATTCTGTTTCCGACCTTTGTATTTGCTATATCTTCAACTGATTTTTGATAGCAGTCACTTACCAATGTTGTAATATATTTTGATACTTTTGAAACTTCTTCTGCTTCTTCGGGAGAAACTGTTTTTACTTCAGAATCATATTCTGCAAAGAAGTTTTGAATTGTATTAAGATCTTCTGTTTTAACGGTTTCTGTGACGAATAACATTTTTAAAGCTCCTTGTGTATCTCTTATATATATATTAAGTATTTATCTTTTAAAAAATTGCCTTTTTTATCCCACTTTGTTAAGTTTTGTAAAGTTTAATTTAAAAAAAGGCGAATTTCGTAATAAAAATCAATAAAAGAAAGGAAAATATATGCAGAAAACCAGACTTGTTTGCAGTAATTTTTCCGGAATAAACAGAAGTACGGCGCGATTTGGCGATGGAATAATAACAGCTTCCGACATACAGAATGTTGAATTATTTTCAACCGGTGCAAATTCAGGTGTCGGAATAAGGACTTCACCGGGAAATATTGCAGTTTGTAATTTAATACCTCAAGGTGAAACTGTAATAAATATTTTTGAAAGTGTTCAAAATTCAACTACATATTTTTTTGTACATACTGAGAGCAGTCAGGAAGGTAAAATCTATTTATTTGCGCCTCAAAATGGTACATTGACCGAAAAAGTATCCGGATTAACAGTAACCGGAAAATCCTGCGCTACAGATGCTATGAACGGCTGGTCTGATGTTTGGATTTTTTCTAACGGCGAAGAAATGTTATCAATTGAGTTAGACACTTATGTTACAGAAAATGAACCGGATACAATTACTAATATGGAACCGGTGGACACCGAAGGACGAGATGTAAAGGGCCTAGGCCTAGTAATTTTTGCAGGCAGGTTATGGGTATTTAACGGACAGGTATTATGGTATTCGGTTCAGGAAGATATTTATGATTTCTCAACATCAGATGCGGAAGTAGTAACTTCAGCCGGATATATTGAATTCGTCAAAGGGATTACTGCAATTTATCCATACCTTGGAGCATTAGCAGTGTTTCACAGAGATTCTTCATGCATGATAGTGCAGGAAGATAATGGTTTCAGCAAATCATTCGATTCACCTGGCGGTTGTGCCGGCTATAAAGCTCTAGTTTTTCACGGAACACAACTATATTTCTACGACCACACAAAAAAAGGTGTTTTTTCGTTTTTGCAAGTTATTAACGGAGATAAAACCCTTGGTGATAATATTGCCACAGATATACAAAAAGAATTATTTTCGATTGGCAATGATTTAGCCGGTAATATAAAGACTTTGTCTGTTGTTACATCAGAAAGAAATGAAGTATGGTTTTTAGTACCTTCAGCTGATAACACTAATTCGATTATATTAATTTACGATTACCTTCACAAAGCCTGGGTTAAAAGAAAATCACAGAAAATAAATTGTATAGAAACAATTAATGGTAAATTATATTCTGCGGGTTCAAAAATATACGAAGAATATGCGGCACCGGATTTTGACGGCGAGTTCATAGAATCTTTCTACAAATGTACTCCGCTAAATCTTGGTGTGGAAAATTCTCTGAAGATTTTGTCTTATCCTCCCAAAATAACTCTTGATATGAGTTACACAAATGATTTTTACATTGAATATACAAAAGATTATGATTCATTAACAACAAAAATCCGGCGTATTATATCAAAAACACTGAAAAATGTGCTTTATTTTGATATCGGAAATTGGGACAGTACAAAATTCCCTTATGAAAAAATCAATGTTATTAAAAGCTTACCGCCTGCATATTTCAGAACATTACAAATGAATTTTTATGCAAAAAGTTCAGGGCAAAATTTCTGTATAAACAATATTGAATTCGGAAAAATTAAATTGAAATTATAGTTGGAGGAACTCTCCGGAAAGGAAAAATATATGGGTAAAAAATCAAGCAAGACAACCAGTACTACTGTTTACGGCAAAACAACAACCACAAATCCTTATGTTACCAGCACAACAAATAACAAAGGGACTACCTCAGTTTTTAACAACGGTACTGCAATAAGTTCAATTAATGATTTTGTAAACAAAAATATGGACACGCTTCTCGCAGAATATTTAAATCCAAGTTTAAATACTGCAACAAATCAGGCAAAAATGAATTCATTTACAAACGCATTAAACAGCGCATCATCCAATTACTTGGAAAACAACATTATAAATCCGTTGTCAAAAAGAAATATGATTCGTTCATCTCAAGCAACTGATTTGTACAGAAATATGTCACAAAACAATGTAAATCAAATTGCAAATTATGCACAAGAACTGCTTGGAAGCTCGCAAAAAGATACGGCATCAGTACTGGCAAATTTAATGCTTCTATATATGAATGGTTATAACATACTGAACGACACTCAAAGACAATCATTATCAACCAGTCAGGGAAATGCAACTAGAACTAATGCCACAAACAGCGGCACTACTATAGATATGTCACAGATGCTACAACTGGCGACTCAGGCTGCGATGCTCGCTGCTGCTGCAATTTAAAGGAGTTTGACATGGAAAAATATATATATAAATATTTGCCTGTCGGTATTATCGCTGTAGCATTAATCTTCCAATACAACATATTTGTAACACCGGAAAAACTTGAAGTTAAGCACAGAGAAATTCTTAATGATATTTCTAAAACTTACACTACAAAAGAACAATATAACGATTTAAGAAATCAATTAAATGCTATGCAGGCAAAAATAGATAAAATTTATGACGTAATTATAGGCGGAGGTAAATAATAATGGCACTTATAAATATTGAATACGGCTCATTAGCGAGTTCTGCAACTATGAACAGTAATTTTTCATATTTGGATGATAGAATCAGCGACTCAAATACACAAATAAATTCCAGTATTTCTTCGATTTTATCGAATATTGCAACTATAAACTCAAGGTTAAATGAGCTTTCAGAAAGCATAACTTCTTCTGTTTCCACCTTACAAGGCACGATAACAGACTACAAAAACAAGACCAAATTACTTGTGCTGAATTCCGGTATGGTTCCGAATTGGGCTTCATGTACAAGTCTTACCATAACATCGGAATCCAGTTATACAGCACCGTCAAACGGTTATCTTTTGATTTTACCGGAATCGACAGGAAAAGGTGACATTGTTGTAAACAATTCTACTGTAACCTTTAAAACGAGAGCAAGTTCATACGATAATGCCGCTTCCGTTAGTGCTATACCTTTAAAATTAGGCGATGTTGTATCTACTACGGTTACTTGTCAGGCGGCATACTTTGTACCTGCTGCCGAAATCAGTGTAGAAAATTTTTAAAATGCTTTAATGCGGAAAGGATTATAAATGTTAGTAATAGATAGTGACGGTACAATTTCTATGTATCAAGGAGACAGTGGTGAAATTACCGTAAATGGTTTGGATGAAACATCAGCATATACGGTTTATTTTGCCGTTCAAGACGAAGACAGAAACACAATAGGGCAGGAACTGCAAATTTCGGTCAGCAACTCAAACACAGTTACTTTTGTGCTTTCTGCCGAATTTACGGATAACTTTGTCGTACCAAAAAATAAACCCTACAAAATTTATTATTATGGAATAAAAGTTTGCGTAGACGATTCTTCTATCGAAGATACTTTATTTATAGCAAACGGAACATACGGAGATTTAAACAAACTAATTGTTTATCCGAGAAAGGTTAAAGGTGCTTAAATGGAACATTGTAATAATTGTAATCATAATTGTAGCGGTAATAATATTTATGTTTCAGGTTCGGAAACGAGAACCGCTATTGATGTAGCGAATAATAAATCCCGATACTATGCAGAGCTTGCTGAAGGCTACAAAAATGAAGCAAAAAACTTTCGTGACAGTGCACAATACTATGCTGAGCAAAATACCAATGTATCAATATCTTATGTTAATGAATTAGAAGGAACTTTAAGAACTTTAATAGGAACAAAGCAAGCAGCCGGCGACTATGCTCTTAATTCAAGTATTCCTACAAAAGTAAGTGACTTGACAAATGATAGTAATTTTGCAACAGTTTCCCAAATACCTACAAATAATAATCAACTTACGAACGGGGCAGGATATATTACCGGCATAAGTTCAAGTGATGTTACGACCGCTCTGGGTTATACTCCGGCGAACAGTAGTTTTTCTAATCTGTCTTTGCCTGCCGATACTACTTTTGGAACAGTTACCTTAGAAAACTGTAACATAAGGACGGTAGTAAAAACGTATACTAACGGGGCATCTTGGTATCGTATATATAGCGATAAGTTCTGTATTCAGGGTAGTACATTTACTGGCTCATTTAACCAAACTAGCGAACACAGTTTATTAAAAACTTTTGCAGATACAAATTATACGATAGTAGGTAATGCAAATAATAGTAGTGATAACAGTTTGACTTGGGCTTATAAAACAAAAGCGACAAATAAGTTCACTGGTGAAGCTTCGAGAAGTTCATCAGGTAATCAAACATATACAAAATTGAGTTGGTTTGCATTCGGCTACGTAAGCAGCATAACATAAGGAGGAATAAATGGAACTTAAAGAAGAATTAATAAAACCATGTACAGAAGAAGAACGATTAGATTTTATAGTGATACAAAATCATAGACTCGGCTATAAAATCAAAGAAACCGAAACTGCTCTTGAAGCTTGGGGATATACAGAGAAAGAGCAGGCACAGCAACAAAGAGATTATCTTGATTCGCTAACCTTAACCCCTGCTGATGTTGAGCGTGCTCTATACAAAGAAAAAAACATGGACTTTGAAGATTTAAAAACTTTGATTGCGCAACAAATGCCTAATATTGATCTTAAAGGGCTGGCAATTGAATTCAGAGCAAAAGATTTTTACAGAGGTGCAGTGACGAATGGAATAAGATTATTTGATGTTATAGGGCAGTTGCTTGGTTATACATCTGATGACATGGATTACTTATTTTTGAATAAGGAGTTCAAAAGTGACAATATGGTTTAATAATGAACAATTAAAAATTGAATTTGATTCCGAGCCTTGCATCGGAATCAGGTACATTTTACCTTCCATGAGTAAAGAAGAAAAAAAATCCGTCAAAAAATACCCATTTATAAATAAAACATCTTTAATGGTTTTTTTAGAGGATAAAATTAAATATAAAATGTATAATTTTACAATCCCTAAAAAATATTGTTTTGACGGGGCTTCTATTCCACGTTTCTTCTGGCGTGTCATAGGTTCTAATACAGATAACAAATTCCTGGTTCCTGCAATGGTGCATGACTATATGTGTGAAAATCACGAATGCGTTGATTATGACAGAGCTTTTTCAACAAAAGTTTTTAACGCATTATTACAAATATCCGGAGTAGGAAACATTAAACGATTTTTTATGAAAAATTCGGTCGATATTTTTCAAAAATGTTTTTGCAATTGGCGGATTTGATTTCATCAAATCCGCCAAAATATATATTTTGGTGTATAATATCTCCACCTCTCCAAGGGAGAGGATAGAACTCTGCAGTGAGTTTTACAAACTGCAAGAGTTCTTGGAGAGGGTTTTATTAATTTTTATCTTTATTTATTTGTACATTTCTTTCTCTTTATTTGCGATGTAAAGAGAAAGAAATGTACCCAAAGAAAGAGAAAACACGCTGTTAGAATGGCTAACCTCTACGCCCTCACGGGCGTGAGATTGAATGGCTGCTGCAGGCTTGCCCGCACTCTTAGCTCGCTATTGCTACTTTCAGCAGCACGCTCGCAAAATACAATTCGAGCCTAACAAAGCGAATAATCAATGTAGGTGAGATAATAACAAGGCGGGTATTGTTTGAGCGAAGCGAGTTTACCCGCCTTAGGTCGAACCGTACAATTGATTAATGAGCGTAGTTCAGCTCGGGAGTTTCTTTGTGATACTTTCTTGTCGGTACAAGAAAGTATCTATAAAAGATTAATAATTTTACACCAAAATATATAATAAATTGAATAATTTAATAATTTTTTGAAAGGAAATAATGGTTAAATATAAATTATTAGATAAACAACGGGAATTTATCGAAATTCCGCACTTAAATCAACTTGATGTGGCTATTTATCAGGGCGGTTTTGGAAGCGGGAAAACCTGGTGTGGTTCACTTTTGGGAATATTGCTCGCCAGAAAATATCCGGGTTGCAGGGGTTTGGTCGGTGCAAAAGAATATGAACTTGTCAGAAAAACCACTTTAGTTGCCTATTTAGATCATTTAACTGCTCTGGGATATGTTGAGGACAAAGATTATACATATAATAAAATCGATAAAATTATAAAGTTTTCTAATGGTTCTGAAATATTATTCTCGGGACTTGACGACCCTGAAAAATTTAAATCCCTGAATTTACACTGGGCTGAGATTGAAGAGGCCTCTCAAATAAGCGACGCTTCATTTAAACAACTTCTCGGCAGACTTAGAAATACATACAGAGGGAAAAACTGGGTAGACTTTCGTTACAGACTATTCGGACATACAAATCCACAACCTGATAAAGGCTGGATTTGGAAACGTTTTGTTGAAACTTCAAGAGAAAATTACCGGCTTATTATAGCTCCTACAACAAATAATATTTACCTTCCACCTCATTTTATACACTCACTTAAAGAAAGCTTTGACGAAGAATATTACAAAATAAACGTTATGGGAGAATTTGGTGATTATTCTTCGGGACTTGTGGTTAAGGGGTTTGATGACAAAAATAAATTAAAGCTAAAGTATGTAGATACTTTGCCTTTGCATTTAACCTGTGACTTTAATATAGACCCCATGTGCTGGGTTTTGGCTCATAAAGATAACGATAATGTATATTTCTTTGACGAAATAGTTATTGAAAAAACCACCACTCAGCAGTGCATCGAAGAATTTATAAGAAAATATCCTAAACACAAAGCTGAAATTATAATTAACGGCGATGCTTCAGGCGATAACAGAAGCACTCAAAGCGAGTACACTAATTACGCCATTATGAGAAATGCACTGAAAAATTACGGTTACGAGGATGTGAAATTCAAACTTCGAAATTATAATCCTCCAGTTATGAGCAGAATTTCCGCATTCAATGCACGAATTAAAAATTCAAAAGGCGAAAGACATTTATTTATTGACCCCAAAAAATGCAAATGGCTTTTATACAATATTTACAATCTTTCATTCAAAGAAGGGACCGGCATTGTAGATGTACCGACCCATACACAAATTAAATCCAGCCGAGAGGCAAAGTTTTTAGAACATCCGTTTGATGCAGCCAGCTATTTGGTTGAATATTACTGGCGTCTGAAATAA